ACGAAAAAGGTGAGCTTCGATGCATTAGGGTCATCAACAAAGACACCGGTGAAAAGATACTCACCAATCCTGAAGGCTACGACTATCCACGCTACTGTGCGATTGAAGATTAAACTGAAAACCTGCTCTATTACTACAGAAATGACTTGCTATTATTCTCGTTTAGAGTGATATATGTAATACCAAAACAAAACCACACTAAATGGAGGATGAGAACATGAAAGAAATCAAGGCATTTGAAGAAGCCAAGGCAACTGGCGCAAATTTTAAGGAGTCTGGAATCAACAGCACCATGTACTGGGCCTACGAAAGAAGCAAGGAAGCAGGAAACGACACCATCGACTTTTCTGAGGTCATTTGGGATTACGACATTGAACCCATTGTTAAAGCCTGCAGAGCCTATGGAATCGACCACATTACCATTTCAAGCACCTTCTCAGGGCTGATTGCAACCCTAGCCGAATTTGAAAAGCAGGGCTGTAGGATAGACGGACTTACCAAGGTTAAGACAAGCTTCACCGACTGGCAGACCGGCGAAAAGCAAATTCTACCAGCCATCTTGGTTAGCATTTAAGGGGGTTAGACCATGTGGAGAGAAGGCAAAATCGAAGTCGAAAACAGAACCATTCACTACTGGATTAAGAGCTTTGACTTAGGCTCCCCTTACGGCATTGATGAGGGTAGAATATCAAAACTGATGTTTAAGCGAGATGGCCAGATCATTGCAAACTTTGATAGAGGCTGGGACATTGAACCCATCGACGCCAATGCGCAAGCTGCACTTGAAATATTCATGAAGAAATACAATTAACAACAAGATAGAAACACATAAAGGAACAGGGCTGTATGGCTCTTTTCCTCGTTACAGAAGACCTTAGGGTCTATTTTTTATGTCATTTAAAGGAGGTGTCCGCATATCCGAAAACTTAAGAAGTATAAACCAACCTCTTACATGGCGAAGGATTCTCATTACAGCAAGGAGATGGCGGACTATGCAGTCGGTTTTATTGAATGCCTTTCCCACACCAAAGGAACCTGGGCAGGAAAACCCTTTGAACTGATAGATTGGCAAGAGCAAATCATCCGTGATTTATTTGGAACCATAAAATCAAATGGTTATCGCCAGTTTAATACTGCCTATGTAGAAATACCAAAGAAGATGGGGAAAAGTGAGCTCGCGGCGGCTGTTGCCCTGCTCTTGACCTGTGGAGATAACGAAGAACGGGCTGAGGTTTATGGCTGTGCTGCAGATCGTAACCAAGCCTCCATCGTTTTTAACGTGGCTGCTGATATGGTGCGAATGTGCCCTGCATTATCCAAGCGGGTAAAGATTCTGGACTCACAGAAAAGATTGATCTACCAACCTACTGGAAGCATCTATCAAGTGCTTTCAGCGGATGTTGGAAACAAACACGGCTTTAACACCCATGGGGTTGTCTTTGATGAGCTCCACACACAACCAAACCGAAAACTCTATGATGTTATGACCAAAGGTAGTGGTGATGCCAGGATGCAGCCCTTGTACTTTCTAATCACCACTGCTGGAGATAATCAAAACAGCATCTGCTGGGAAGTGCATCAAAAAGCCCTGGATATCATGGCTGGAAGAAAAAACGACCCTACCTTCTATCCTGTCATTTATGGCGCAGATCTTGAAGATGACTGGTCCGATCCAAAGGTCTGGAAGAAAGCAAATCCATCCCTTGGTATCACTGTCAGCATGGATAAAGTAAAAATGGCCTATGAGTCTGCAAGACAAAACCCCGCTGAAGAAAATAGCTTCAGACAGCTTCGACTCAATCAATGGGTTAAGCAGGCTATTCGCTGGATGCCTATGGATAAATGGGATGCCTGTGCTTTCCCGGTAAATCCAGAAGCCCTCAAAGGTCGCGTTTGCTATGGTGGACTGGACCTTTCCTCTTCCACTGACATAACAGCCTTCGTACTGGTCTTCCCACCGATGGATGAAGATGACAAGTATGTGGTTCTTCCATACTTCTGGATACCAGAAGACAGCATTGACCTTAGGGTTAGACGGGATCACGTAAATTATGATGTGTGGGAAAAGCAAGGCTTCCTTTTAACTACCGAAGGTAATGTGGTCCACTACGGTTTCATCGAGACTTTCATTGAGGAACTTGGAATGAAATATAACATCCGTGAGATTGCCTTTGACCGCTGGGGAGCAGTTCAGATGACACAGAACCTAGAGAATTTAGGATTCACCGTTGTACCTTTTGGTCAGGGCTTCAAAGATATGTCTCCGCCAACTAAGGAACTAATGAAACTCACACTAGAGCAGAAAATCGCTCACGGTGGTCACCCAGTTCTTCGCTGGATGATGGATAACATTTTTATTAGAACCGATCCTGCTGGCAATATCAAAGCAGACAAAGAGAAATCCACAGAAAAGATTGACGGTGCTGTAGCTACAATTATGGCTCTTGACCGAGCGATTCGCTGTGGTGGAGAAGCCGGCAATTCTGTTTATGACGATCGAGGGTTGATTGTGTTTTAATAAAAAGAACTTTATATAAATTGAATATTTTTCTTGTAATCTGGTAAAAACTATACTACAATATAGTTAACCGATAAGTTAAGTTAACTAAATGGTTAATTTGAGGGGAGGGGTGGTCATTAAGAGTGCTAATTGAATATGAGAATGATTCTGTTAAAGATATTTTTACTGATTTTGATTTAATGAAAAAGAAAATTGGAAATGAAAAAACAAAAACTGTCAAGAAAAGACTTAATCAGTTAAAAGCCTCTTCAAACTTCAGCATTTATCTAATGACCGGACTGGGGAAACCTCACCCATTATTTGAAAATTTGAAGGGGTACTATGGGATTAGCATAACTGGAAATGTTAGACTTGTAGTAAAACCAGATTCAATAAATTTAGATCCTGAAGAATTAAAAAAGTGTGAAACAGTAATTATCAAGGGGGTGATGGATTATCATGGCAGAAAAATTGATTGGCTTATCTCGTGATCTTATAATACATCCGGGAGAAACTTTAAAAGAAATGTTGGAAGACAAAGAAATGAGTCAACGAGAATTGGCTATAAGAACTAATGTGAAGGAACCTCATATTAGTGCTATTGTTAAAGGTAAAAAACCTATTTCTGTTTCATTTGCGAAAAGATTGGAATATGCCTTAGGTATTGATGCGAGTTTCTGGATAAATCTTCAGTCAAACTATGAAAAGGAGTTGGCTGATTATGAGGAGCTAAATGAAATATCAAGTGAAGAAATTAGTATATTGAAAAAAATAAAAAGATTAACAGACTATGCTAAAGATATCCGATTAATCGATCTTGACGCAGAAGGTTCACTTTTAGTTATTGTATGGAGAAAGCTTTTGAATATAAGTAAACTGACTCATATTGGTGAAATTTCGCAGTCAGGGGCTTATCGTTTAGCCTCTTCTGATAACATTGACGCGGATATTCTCTTTACTTGGCTTAGAATTACTGATTTAATAACCAAACGTCAACAACTAGAAACCGAATTGAATATTGAGTTACTGAAAGAGAAACTTCCTTTATTTAAAGCTCTTACATTCGAAGATGTTGAAACGATACATGTTAGACTGAAGGAGTATCTAGCTGAATGTGGAATAAAGTTTGCTATAGCTAAGCATTTTACTGGAGCTCCTGTTCAGGGTGTGATTAAGAAAGGTAATGATGGTACTTTAAGTCTAATCATGACTTTTCGAAGAAAGTATGCAGATGTTTTTTGGTTCACTTTTTTTCACGAAATAGGACACATTATCAACGGAGACATAAAAGATCGTTTGATTGATTACGAAGGAACGGAAAACGAAATCGAAACTCAGGCAGATAGATTTGCAGCAGATTTTTTGATAGATCCGATTAAATACAAAGAGCTTGTTGACACCGGGGATTTTTCTCTTACAACAATCAGAAATTTATGTGAAGAAATGAAAGTACCGCCATATATCCTTATTGGCAGATTGCAGCGAGAAAAGCATATAGAATATCATTGTTATTCAGATGAAAAGATCAGATATGAGCTTGATGAAATCGAAAGAAAAATAGGATAAAACAAATCAAGCCACTTAAAGTTTAGCCTCAGAAATGGGGCTTTTTTCATGCCCATTTAAAGGAGAGTGATGTCCATGGGAATATTGCAAGGGATATTTAAGGCGCGTGATAAACCTAAAAATACTCTTTCAGGAAGTTATTACAGCTTCTTTTTTGGAAGTACTAGTGCTGGTAAGCCAGTTAATGAGCAAACCGCCATGCAAATGACCGCAGTGTATAGCTGCGTGAGAATCTTATCGGAGACCTTAGCTGGTTTGCCTCTTCATGTTTACAAATACAATGATTCAGGCGGAAAGGAGAAAAACCTAAAACACCCACTTTACAAGTTGCTCCATGATGAACCAAATCCTGAGATGACTTCCTTTGCGTTTAGAGAAACGCTGATGAGTCATCTTTTATTATGGGGAAATGCCTATGCTCAGATTATTAGAAATGCAAGAGGTGAAGTGATTTCTCTCTACCCATTAATGCCAAATAAAATGACCGTCGATCGCGATTCAAGTGGTCGGCTTTTCTATTTGTATCAGCGTGGCAATGAAGATGTCCCTACTCTTGGTAGAGAACATCAAGTGTATCTTTCACCATCAGACGTCCTTCATATCCCCGGTCTTGGCTTTGACGGGCTGGTAGGCTATTCACCCATTGCCATGGCGAAAAATGCTGTAGGCCTTGCCATAGCTACGGAAGAATATGGAGCTAAGTTTTTTGCTAATGGGGCTTCACCGGGTGGCGTCTTAGAACATCCCGGTACCATCAAGGACCCTCAGAAGATTAAAGAATCCTGGAATGCTGCCTACCAAGGAAGCGGTAATGCCCACCGGGTGGCTGTACTTGAGGAAGGCATGAAGTATCAACCCATTGGTATTTCACCTGAGCAAGCTCAGTTCCTAGAGACTAGAAAGTTTCAGATCAATGAGATCGCTCGTATCTTTAGAGTCCCACCACATATGCTTGCTGACCTTGAGAAGTCATCCTTCAGTAACATCGAACAGCAATCAATGGAATTCGTAAAATATACACTTGATCCATGGGTGGTCCGTTGGGAACAGTCCATGTGTAGGGTACTGCTCATGGAAAGCGAGAAGCCTAGTGTCTTTATCAAGTTTAATGTGGATGGCCTTCTGCGTGGTGACTACGTCAGTCGAATGAGTGGATATGCCACTGCAAGGCAGAACGGTTGGATGAGTGCCAATGATATCAGAGAACTTGAAAATCTGGATAGGATTCCAGAGTCACTTGGTGGCGACCTCTACCTCATCAACGGGGCCATGACTAAATTACAGGACGCAGGCGCGTTCGCAAATATTAAAGAAACGGAGGAACCTAAATGAAGAAGTTTTGGAACTGGGCACGAGATGAAAACACTGGTGTCCGAACACTCTACCTAGACGGCGTTATTGCCGAAGACTCATGGTTCGATGATGATGTCACACCTAAGGCATTTAAAGCAGAGCTTACAGCCGGCGAGGGTGACATTGTTATTTGGCTTAATTCTCCAGGAGGTGATTGCATTGCTGCTAGTCAGATTTACGCCATGCTGATGGATTACAAAGGCACTGTTACCGTAAAGATTGATGGAATTGCTGCCTCTGCCGCCTCTGTCATCGCCATGGCTGGGACAACGGTGCTCATGGCACCAACAGCCCTAATGATGGTCCATAACCCTCTTACCGTGGCCATTGGGGACAGCGAGGAAATGAAAAAAGCCATCTCCATGCTTTCAGAAGTTAAAGAGAGTATCATCAATGCGTATGAAATCAAGACAGGCCAGTCAAGAACAAAGCTCTCCCATCTTATGGATGCAGAAACCTGGCTTAATGCAAAGAAGGCCATCGAGCTTGGCTTTGCTGATGGCATTTTGGAGGGTGAGAAGAAACGAAATCAGACCGAGGACTTTACCTATGCCTTCAGCCGCAGAGCTGTTACCAACTCCTTGCTGGATAAGGTAAAACCTAAGCTAGCAAAAGGGAATACTGGCACCCCTATTGAGTCGCTAGAAAAGCGGCTTTCTTTGATTCAACACTAAATTTTAGGAGGAAAACACTATGAACAAAATTCTTGAACTGCGTGAAAAAAGAGCAAAGTCCTGGGAAGCTGCTAAAGCATTCCTGGATACCAAAAGAGGTACAGATGGAATTGTATCCGCCGAAGACACTGCAACCTATGAAAAAATGGAAGCTGATGTGGTTGCCCTCGGTAAAGAGATTGATCGTCTTGAAAAACAAGAGGCCCTTGACCGCGAGCTTTCAAAGCCACTTAACACTCCACTTACCGGAAAGCCTATCTTCCAAGGTATGGAATCTAAATCTGGTAGAGCTTCTGCTGAATACCAGAAAGCATTCTGGAATGCCATGAGAACCCGTTCTGGTGAAGGGCTTGATCCAGTGATTAAGAACGCACTGCAGATTGGAACCGACACAGAAGGTGGATATCTTGTACCAGATGAGTTCGAGCGTACTCTTATTGAAGCCCTGGATGAAGAGAATATCTTTAGAAAGCTGGCCAATGTCATTTCCACTGCCTCTGGCGATCGTAAGATTCCTGTTGTTGCCTCCAAAGGAACCGCTTCTTGGATTGATGAGGAAGGTGCAATTCCTGAAAGCGATGATAGCTTTGGACAGGTATCCATCGGCGCTTACAAGCTGGGTACCATGATAAAGGTATCTGAAGAACTGCTTAATGACAGCGTGTTTAATCTCGAAAACTATATCGCCAAGGAGTTTGCAAGACGTATCGGTAACAAGGAAGAAGATGCCTTCTTCATTGGAGATGGATCTGGTAAGCCTACGGGTATCCTTGCGGCCACTGGTGGCGCGCAAATTGGCGTAACCGCAGCAAGTGCCACTGCTATTTCCATTGATGAAGTTTTGGACCTCTTCTATTCACTTAAATCGCCTTACAGAAACAAGGCCGTTTTCGTCATGAACGATGCGACCATTAAGGCCATTAGAAAGCTAAAAGATGGTCAGGGTCAGTATATCTGGCAGCCTTCACTTCAGGCTGGAACACCAGATACCATTCTGAACAGACCTGTTTACACTTCATCTTACGTTCCTACCATCGCTGCATCTGCAAAGTCCATCATCTTCGGTGACTTTGGCTACTACTGGGTAGCAGATCGTCAAGGCAGAGTATTCAAGAGACTTAATGAGCTCTATGCAGCTACTGGTCAGGTAGGTTTTGTTGCCACTCAGCGTGTGGACGGAAAGCTGATTCTGCCTGAAGCCATAAAAGTGCTTCAGCAGAAAGCGTAATGGAGGTGTCCTATGAGTTATAACACAAAGAATTATACCGAACAGGGCGGTGAAAAAACCGTCATTGGTGGAACTCTTGAAATCAAGGAAGGGGCGGTCGTTACTGGCCTCCCCATTCTCGATAATCAAGCTGCAAGTACTGCTGCCACAGTAGAAGATTTGGTGACGGATTTTAATGCTCTCCTCACCAAACTTAAGGCTGCAGGGCTTATGATTTCAGACTAATGAAAGGATGGTGGCGGTATGACACTGCTGGAAAAAGTAAAAGCAAATCTTATTCTTGATCACTCGGCTGATGATGAACTCCTTGAGATGTACATCACCGCCGCCACGAGGTATGCAGAGAGTTATCAGCATCTTCCTGAAAACCACTACGTGGAAGCCGTTATGCCTGCCACCACACAGCAAGCCATCATTATGCTGTCGTCCCACTTTTATGAATCGAGGGACGGCAGCACTGGTGGTTTCTTTTCTGATAATGTGCAGGCTGGACAACAGGTATGGAATACGGTCAATCTCCTGCTGAGACTTGATCGGGACTGGAAGGTGTAGATATGAGCTTTGGGAAAATGAACACCTTTATCGATATTGTAGAAAGCGTCACCATTAAAGACGCTGAAGGGTTTAAAACAGAAGTTGATAACATTGTTGCATCTGTCAGGGCTTATCGAGAAGGTCGCCATGGCAATGAGAAATGGGCAAATAGAGCTTCCTTTTCTGAAGCCACAGACCTTTTTCGCTTTCGCCGCATACCTGGTATAACCATTAAAACGTCTATGGTGATCATCCATAGTGATAAGAGATTTGAAATTACATCTGTTGAGGATGTGAAAGGCCGCGGTATGTACATTGAAGTGCTGGCTAAGGAGGTGATTCCAAGTGGCTAAAGCAACCATGAAAATGCCCGATGAATTTCTGATGAAGCTCTCAAAGCTTGGTGATAAAACAGATGAAATCATCTCTAATGTTTTAGAAGCTGGCGGTGAAGTTGTTCTGGATAAAGTCAAATCCAACCTTAAAGGCGTTATTGGTAATAATACCAAAGAAAAAAGCCGCTCTACCGGTGAGCTGGTTTCTTCCCTGGGCCTCTCTCCCACTAAGCTAGATCGAAATGGAAACTTCAATGTCAAGGTTGGCTTCAATGAACCTCGTGGTGATGGAGATGCCAATGCTAAGATTGCAAATATCCTTGAATACGGTAAATCAGGTCAGCCTCCTAAGCCCTTCTTGAAGCCAGCAAAATCCGCATCTCGGAAGGCATGCATAGAAACTATGAAATCAGAACTGGATAAGGAGATTGAAAAGCTATGAGCTTACTTTCAGATTTAAACCTCATACTGGCTCCCTTTGATATCCCTGTGGAAACAGGAGTGTTCTCTGATGTGCCTCCCGATGAATATCTGGTCATTACACCTATGTCAGACAGACTGGATCTCTTTGCGGATAACGAGGCATACATGATTGTTTCAGAAGCTCGGCTTTCTCTTTTTACAAAGAAGAATTACATCAAACGTAAAAAGGAACTGACGAAAGCCCTGCAATCTGGAGGGATAACCATCACGGACAGACAGTATGTAGGTTACGAACATGATACTAAATTTCATCATTACGCTATCGACGTAATGAAAGAATATGAAACGGAGGAAGAATAAATGGCAACGATTGGTTTGGATTCTCTATATTATGCCAAGATCACAGAAGATCAAAATGGCGTTGAAACCTATGGTACCCCTAAGGTGCTGGCTAAAGCCATGACAGCAGAACTGAGTATTGAGCTTATTGAAGCGATACTCTATGCAGATGATGGTGCATCTGAGGTCATTAAGGAATTTAAGAGCGGGGCTCTCAGCTTAGGTATCGATGATATCGGTTCACTTGTAGCTCAGGATTTAACCGGCTGCAAAATTGACAGCAACAATGTGGTGGTTTCAAGAAGTGAAGATGGTGGTAGCCCTGTGGCAGTTGGGTTTCGTGCCAAGAAGGCCAATGGAAAGTATCGATACTTTTGGCTCTACAGGGTTATCTTCTCTGTTCCCGCCACAAGTCTTGCCACCAAAGGCGACTCCATCACATTTAGCAGTCCCACCATAGAAGGAACTGTGTTTAGGAGAAATAAGCTGGACGGAGAAAACAAACATCCCTGGAAAGCGGAAGTTACTGAAGGAGATAATGGTGTATCGGCATCCACTGTAATAAGCTGGTTCACATCCGTTTATGAACCAGACTTTACCCCAGTTACGCCGACCGTAACTATTACAACTCAACCAGCAACTCTCACAGAGGTCACTGAAGGAAGCATTACTGGAAGCCTTTCTGTTGTGGCAAGCTCCAACACCTCAAACCCTGTAACTTTTCAGTGGTATGAAAATACCATCGACAGCACCACTGGTGGTACTGCCATTAATGGAGAAACTTCTGCGAGCTTTGATATTCCAACAGACCTTTTGGCGGATACCTATTACTACTACTGCGTCTTAAGTTCTAGTGGCACAGAAAACGTGACGACCACAGTGGCTACTGTTGTTGTTTCTTAATGGGAGGGTTGATCATGGCAGATGAAAAATTAAAGATTGACGAAGCCGGTGAAGAAAGAAGCACCACCATTGATATTGGCGGCACGGAGTTTAAGATGATTCTTACCACCAAAGCTACAAAGGAAATTGCCAAGCGCTATGGTGGTCTTGAGAATTTGGGCGATAAGCTCATGAAAACTGAGAACTTTGAAATGGCACTTGATGAGATTGTGTGGTTGATTACACTTCTCTCAAACCAGTCCATTTTAATTCATAACATCAGAAATAAGGATGATAGAAAAGAACTTCTCACAGAAGATGAAGTGGAACTTCTTACCACACCCTTTGATCTGGCTAATTACAAGAATGCCATTATGGCCAGTATGATGAAAGGTACAAAAAGGAATGTGGAGAGTGACGACTCAAAAAACGAGGTGGTCGGGTAAGCAGTGAGGAACTCTTTACCCGACTAATCTATTTTGGCACTGCCCACTTGAGAAGATTTGAAGATGAAGTGTGGCTTTTGCCCATCGGCTATTTGATGGATCTATGGGAATGCCACAAGCAATTTATCGGGATTTCAAAACCAAGAAAAGATCACAATATTGACGATATTATCCCGGAGTATTTATAACACTACCATGTAATGTGGCACCTTAAGCGGTGTCATTTTTCATGCTCCAAGGAGGTGAAACCATGGATAATTTATCCGACTTCTAAGATAAGTTATCATATCCCATATGTGTAGTTATCCTCCTTTCTCCCGTATTCATAGAAAAACCGGGGAACCCATAAAGAATTCCTCGGATAATTTTTCAAGGTCTTTTCTTTCTAAACAAAAATGGCATTGCCAACG